AACTTATTAGCAATCAAACCACGCACTTCCGCTGGAATATTATTATCTTCAAGTAAAAGCAATAATACTTTATGGTCTAGCAGGTGTTCCCGCTCGATTTTATTTTCAAGTTCTTCCAATGCTGAATCTTGAGCTCTTGTTTGACGGCTCTTTACTCTTAAAGCAATTCTAACTGCTTGATCGACTAACTGCTCCACCTCACCAAGCTTATGACCTTTTTTGGTTGAAAGCACTTGTTCAAATGCTCTGTAAGTAAGCATACTATTAAATACAAGTTCTTTTTCTTCATGTGTTCCGCTTCTCTGTACTGCATTTAACAATGGTACAATATAAAAAGCTGCTCCTATTGGAGTTATCTTTGAACCAAGCTTAAATGCGTTTTTCTGAGCCATAAAGTAAATAAAAGGATTTGTCAAATATTTTAATCCTTTTTGAATCAAAGTCTTAGTTTCTACCGATCTTGCATCCATCATATCTGCGACAAGGCCGATAGCTACTAAATCGAGATATTTATCAGCATGGTCTATTTTCATTATTTTATCAAAATATCTGCAAAATTGCCATACCACTCCAACCCCGCTTAATGCTTTGTTCGGATAGTCACTATAAATATTTTGATTATTAATAATTAATCCATAAGGATTTTCTTTATCAAAGTCATGGTGATCTAATATGAGAACATCAACGCCTTTTTCTTTTAATGTTTCACATTCTTTTGTATCATTACTTCCTGCATCAGGACATAATACAAACTTAAAATCTTTATCAACTATATAATTAATACAGTCATTTAAGCCATGTTGCTTACCGCTATGAATAAAGATTTTAATACTTTCCACCCATGATGGAAATAATTCATGCAAATAGTTTAGCAATAATGCGGAACTAGTATTACCGTCCACATCGGGGTCAACAATAATAATTGTTTTGTCATTATTTTTTACATGCCGCGCTACCATCTTCACGGCTTCATTTAATTTTTCTTCTCCTAATAATTCTGGTTCATTTATGTTTTTATCTGTTGAATTTATAAAATCATATAAGTTTTCTTTTGCTACCCCTCGATTTAATAAAATCTGCTCAAGAACAGAATTGCCTTTTTCTTGAGCAGATTGTATTAATTGATATCTCAATTCTCTTCGTTAAGCCACTTATCAAAGATGGTATTGTAGTAGCCCATGTCTCCAAACATATGCTTTATGATTGCGATAGCGAGACCCTTCTCCTTATCGAACTTATCACCTTTCTGACACTTTACAGTAGTCTTAGTACCATCCTTCCAGATGATAACTACTGCTGGATCATTGAAGATCACTTTGCGGATAGAATTATTAAAGTCCTTAACCTTCTGGCGCTTACAATCTTGTTCAACTATCTTTATAAGTTCTTTCGCAGAATCATTATAATAGTCATTAACAGACTTATGGAAAGAACTTGCAATTACATCTGTAAGAAAATCACTAGTAAAACAACCAGTTCCGAATGTCGTAGTATAAATTCCCATTTTATTTTCCTTCTTTCATTTTTATTTATAATTAATTATATCATATTTTTTCTTTAAATTCAATCCATTGTTATACGAGTCTCGAACATTGCAGTAAATACCTGCTTCCCGCCATCAATAGGACTATCTTTATATCCTAATAAATTATTTTCTCTATCAAACATAAAACTAATCTTTACATATTTACCATATTTTTCATAAAGATTAGTAAGTTTCTTTGTCCATTGTTTCCATTCTTTATCGCCAATCTCTTGAAATTGTTTATCAAAAGCAATAACAATTTCATTTACTCCAAGCGATTGTAAAAGTTGAAATTGATACTTTGTTAAATTACTTCCGCAGCAAGCTACTGTTATGTCATTATCCTTGCCAAAAAATGAAGCATAGCCAAGACAGAACTTCTCGCCTTCTCCAACAATAGCTATTCCTAACTCTTGTATATTCTTTGCAGAATGATTTATATTATATAAATTAAATCCTAGCGGATGGTTATACATTTGCCCATTTAAAACTGCGGGAATGTATTTTCCTCGTCCTTCATTTTCTCGAACAAGTGTTCGCTCTCTGATTCCCACAAGTTCATTATTAATATTATAATGAGGAATTATAACACCATAGTTATAAGGATCAAATCTAATTCCGCGGGAGCGCATAACATCTTCTGTAATACCTTCCCTAAGCCATGGACTGATTGGACGATAAAACAAGTGTTGAAGAATCGCATCGTCAAAAATCTTCAACTCTGACTTCTTTTGCTGGTCGGAGAGCTGCATATTTCTTTCGTATTTATCAAAAATTGAGAAGTCTGAAATCTTGTCCGTCTTTAATGAAAAATCGCTCTCAACATCAAGAGAGAAGTAATTTATAACATAAATTTGAGCATCATGTAAACTCCACTCTATACCAGACTGTATCTTCATTATCTTGCGGGTAAGATCAAATATATCAAAACCATTAGTTTCAGAGCATTCTGTATAGCATTTAAACAATCTTGTGTTTTCATAATAATATAATTTATGGGAAGCATCACCCGTGGCGGGGTTGTGGCATATAGTCTTTGAGACTAGACATCCAATCCTTTTTACGGGATCCCCGCCATGGTCAGCAAGGAACTGTTCTATCTGCTCCATGGATAACGATTCTTTAATTGCATCTTTATCAAATGCTATACTCATTAAAATGCACTCTCCCAATTTTCAGTCTTTGGTCTAATCTTAATTACTAAATCTTCCATTTCAATAGGCTCATATAAATATGATGTTACAAATGTAGGATTAATTCTACAAATACTCATATCCGCATTACACCATAAGAAGATGTGATTGTATCTACCTCTTCTATTCTTATAAACAGATATTTTAAGATTGGGCATTTCAAATCCGTTTGAAGAGCAGAACCCCTTTAATGCTTCTTTATCTTCATCTGTTACCGGTAGCATAATCATACCACCATCTATTTTATCTGCAATAGCTTTCGCACCTCGCAACAAGTTTTGGTCAGGTGTCTTTGCTTCTACATAATCTCCATTTAGCTGAGTTGCGGAAAGTAAAAATATTTCATATTGTTTAGCAATATCTTTAAGTCTTACGCTCATCATAAATAAGACATTATCTTCTCTCAATCCTTTTACTTTTGCCTTGCTACTAATTTCACTCAAAATCTTCATACTTGAATGAATGTAATCAAAGCAAATGTATCTTGTGTTGTACTTGCGGATACCAAGTTTAATTTTACTCTCAACATCTTGTAAAGAGAAATCTGGCAACTCTACCACATAAAGCGGTGAACGAGATAAAATTTCTTGCGCTTCTTTTATCCGCGCGAGTTCTCCCTCATCGTACCTATTCTCCAAGATATGATCCTCCGGAACGCCCGCGATAAATGCCCACATAATTGTTTGAATTTCATCTAGCGACTGTTCTGTTGCTATATATAATGTAGGCTCACAAGTTCCATTTTCAATCCATTCTTTTGCAAATGGATCATATAACTTGTCACAAGCAAAATTACAAGCATCGCCTACCATAGTTCTTGTTTTACCAATACCAGTAGGTGCCGACCTAAGAAATACACAGCCAAATCGCGCGCCTCTAAAAATCTTATTAATATACTTACCATGCATTGGATAACCAACATTAGGAGTTGTTAAAAGTTCATCTAATAACTGCTCCTGATTATCTGAAGCTGACCTAATTGAATCAGTTGAGTTATCAACAAATTTTGCTTTAATATCTTCAATCTTGTCATTGACAATATCTGCAATTTCATCAAGAGAATGATTATCTAACCAATCTTCTTGTTTTTGTTTTTCTTTTACATCCAAAGTATTTGGATTATATATATGTGATACATTTACTCCTATATTGTTGTACATACGCAATAGAGTAAACTTTTTTAATCTTTTATAATAATAATCAAATGTTGCAAGAGAGATAGATTCTTTACACTTCTGAAGCCATTCTGCTCCATTGTAAGCCTTGTAAACTCCATACTGTTTATCTCTCTGCTCTAAGTAATCTTCGATTGTATTAATACTAATTGTCTTTGCGCCAAGAGCATGAAGGTTATAAATAGCACCAAACATTACTTTATGAAATTCTTGTGGAAAATCTTCTTCATTAAAAGTATATTGTCCATCATCAAAGAGTTCTGGGTTCTGATATACTGAACCTATTACTTGAATGATTGACTTTGTATCTATATATTCGCTATTCATTATCGTCCTCCATGTTAAATAATTTTGGCGGGAGCACCCTTGCAACTGGTGCATCTATTTCAATTTCTCTCTGCGAAGTCGTATAGGAACCTGTTCCCGCCCGTTGAGAAGCAAGATATAACTCATAATAATAGTTATATGCTTGAACATAGCAAAAAGGTATAATACCAATCGAACCCTGTCTAAACTTCTCTTTTGAGTTCCCTTTAACTTCATAAAAATATTGCAAGCTTTTTAACATACCACTATAAGTATAGTTATAATCTTCTTTCCATTTACCCACAATCTTTTTAAATTGCACAAAGTTAAAATTCTCGCCTTGCTCTGCACTTACATATTTATATAAAGCTTCAAACTCTTTTTCTTCCGCAGATTGCAAAGACTCTTTCTCTTCAGCACATTTCAAATGTGCATACCGGTTAGATCTAGGCTTAACCCAGACTATATCTTTCTCTTCTGCTTTTGCATCAAAAGTTTTTCCGCAATATAAACATTTCACATAATGTGTTGCCATTTATATCTCCTTAATTCTTTATATAAATATTATATCATAAATTTTATAAAAAATAAAACAAAAGAGTATTTAATTAGATTTAATTAAATACTCTTTGTTTGTTTAAATTATGACAGAGCCTTCATATCGTCGACAATCAGCGAGAGCTGCTCAACTTGGCTTCTTGTCATATCTCCTACCTTCTTACCCTTACCAAGATATGTTTCCACAATCTCAGTAATTCTAGGTGCGAAATAGGTCTGCATCTTCTCTTCATCTTCAGCAAGTTTACTAATAATACTATTAAATTCTGCCATAAGAGTGTCAAAATCAAGATGAGAAGATGTATCTTTATAAGCATTTTCTCTTTCATCTGTGTAGAGGTCTGCGCCATCTTCCTTAGCCTGCTTATCAATAGCTTCTGTAATTGTATCTACTAAGTTCTTATAAGAGAACTCAATATAATCAGGTGTATATTTAAAGCGGGAACCCGCCTCATATCTCTGTGTACCTCTAATGAAAAGCATGGTCTTGTTATTACCCTGGTCATCAGTAACTGCTCTTGAATAACCAATAATATCAGTCATTCTTGAAACGATATTGTTTGCTCTCTTGTCAAGAGTAGGAACAATCTTATTATACTGATTTCCCGCTTCATCAGTAAATGTCTTATCTGTTGCATGAGAGATAAGTACAATACCATATCCCATCTGTACAATAGAACGAAGCTTTTCATCAAACTCTGTACCAATTAAGCCATAACCCTTACCATAAGGGATGTCTGCTACTGTATCTACACCATTGTTTGCACAGATATATTTCTCACAGTAATTATAAGCAATATCTGCGGTATCAATGATAATAGTTTCAAATATTTCCTTAACCTTTTCGTCCTTTAACTGACGAAGAACTTTAAGGAACTCTGCCCAGCTATTGATTGGCTGAGCCTTAACTCCAGCGAGTGCATTATAACCTTTCTCAAACGCAAGCAGTAGACTTTGAGGAAACTTACTTGCGATTGTTGTCTTACCAGACTTAGGTTCTCCATAGAAAAGCACTGAGTATCCACGCATATCGCGGGAAACCTTGTGCGGCTGCAGGTTTAATAAATCAATTTCTGCCATTTTTAATTCCTCCTATATTTTATTATAAGATGGTTTCAAGTTAAAACTTGAAACCACCCTGAGGAACTGTGGCATTACCTGTTGGAGTTGCTGCAGTTGCGTTTCCGTTCTTTGCTCTCCACTCGTCAGCATCCTTCTTCTTAGCCGCGAGATAAACCTCTCTATCCTGAAGCACCTTTGTAAGCTCTGCTGCAGTGATAGTGTCATCTGAGTCAAATGTATAAGGAACAGGATTAGCACCAGTGATTACATACTCTCTATGTCTACGGGTTACTACATCTACAGATGCTTCGCCAAATGCGGACTCTGTAACCTTCTCAACCTTTGTGAAACTATTTACAATCTTACCCCAAACCTTAGTGTAAACAGGTGTTGCATTTGTTGCACCAAGACCGAGGAAATACTTTCCAGCTTCAGGGTTACGAGCAATAAGAGTTACAGGAAGTGCTGCATTTCTAAAATCAAATGCAATACCCTTAATGGTTACATAAGAATCTCCATCTTCAGGAACTACTTCTGCTGCATTAAAAATAAGTACATCAAGATCAAATCTGTTTCTTCCAATATCTCCTTCGGGATGGAAGGTGTTCTCATTAACGATAGTTACAAAACCACCCTCATTTCTAGGAGTTGATACTACATCATCCTGTCCCTCAGGGAAGAACTCATTGAGGCTATAAGAAGGGTTAAGTCTTACTGCAGTTGCAGCTTCATAACCATCTGTAAGAATAGCCTTACCACTTGTGATAATCTGCTTCAGTGCTGTATATGTGTTGTTTGTCTTACCAGAACTATATGTAGGTGCTACATATGTGTAGTGAACCTGAACGATATTGTCCTGTGCGGAACTTGTTGCTACATCGATCGTACCAGTGATATAGCTAGTTCCAGGGTTCTTAGAGTTCTCTCCAGTAACCTTCTCCTCTAACTTAAACTGATAAATCTTACCTTCAATATTCATACTATTTGTGTTCTTACGCATATCTTTTTCTCTCTTTCTTTTTAATAAAATTTTGTAATTATATTATACTAAAAATTTTCAGCATTGTCAACAGTTGCTTCAAAACCGAGACCTTTCTCGGTCACTTTATAGACTGCAGGAGTGCCCGCGCGCTTCTCAACGAAACCATCTTCTACAAGCTTTCTGAGAGAACCTGATACTGAACGACCGCTCATGTCAATCTTCTCACCGAGTGACTTTGCGGTAATCCAATCATTTACTTCCTTCAAACCATTAAGAATTACAATACCCTTTTCAGTAATTTCCTTGCGGTTAGAAGTTCTACCCTTCTTATAATCCTCAAAGAAATCAATGGCTTCTTGCGGGATTCCCTCGTCAATAGTGTACTTTGCAAATAAATTCTCTACTGTGTCAATAAATACATTTTTTCTTTCATCTGCCATAATTATTATCCTCTTTTCATTTTTCTATAATAATTATAACAAAATTTTATAAAAATTGCAAATTATTGAATTTCATCAATAAAGATTAATTCCTGCGCATAGGGTAGCTCCCTCGCCCAAGAGATAAAACTGTCACTCCACTCAGTTAGTTTATGAAAACGCCTTTGACCTGGTGAACACATAGCTAAAAGATTTTCATAATTCATAGTTACAGTTCTTGTCTGTAACCAAGATTCAGGCAACCAACGAATCAGTTCTTTCCAATATATCATGTCCTTTGTTTCAAGATATTTTAACCTTAAATCTTCAAGGAAAGGAATTAACTCATTATGTATAAAACTACAATTTATTGCACTTGGACAATAATCATTCGTTTCAAAACATTTAAGAGTAATTGGAGTTGAAGCAAGTTTATGCATGGTGGATGTACTGTTGGCTGTGGTGCCCACCTTGTAGGTGTCGAACTCCTTCCACCAATATAAAGGAGCAGTAATATCTACACTCACCATGATCTGACGCATAAACTTACGATGCTCAGGGCCTGCTTTAATAAGCCGTTGAAGAAGTTTTAGATCATTATTACCAAGAATAGGAGTAGATCCATCTTCATAAAATTCACTATCCATTTTATCCCAGCTGTTCATAGGATTTCTTGCGCCCCTAACAGCGTGATAAAATCCCCAAACTTCAGTTTCTGTAAATTTCATTATACCCAAGTCTCCTTTAATACTTTATCCATAACTTTCAATTCAAGAGCCTCGTCTACAAAAAGCCATAAGTCATCCCTAGAGTGCTTCTCATAAAACTCTTCAGTCATATTGGTATATGTGAGGAAATAGTCTTTCATTTTATTAATAAGTTTTTCATAAAAATCTGCAAAGTTTCTAAACTTACCCGCATCCATTCTATCTTGCTCTGTTGATCCTTCATGGAATAAGAAACTTGCGGAAGGATATGCAAAACGCTTATGCCCAACAATAAAAGCAAGCATGCCGCCAGAATAAGCGCAACCCGTATTTATAGTATAAACAGGAGTTTTAGATAAATGAATAGCATCTGCAATAGTCAAAGCACCAGTTAAGCTTCCGCCGCCTGAATTGATATAAATTTTAATTGGAGTTCTTTCCTCTATTGGAATATCTTTATCCTGCTGGTTAAAGAATCTGATAATCTGTGCAAATGCAGTTGCGACATCATCATCAATATCTCCAAGAAATGCATTTCTATCAACAATATCATAGGCTCCTACAATAGACTCAAGGTCTTTGAGTTCTGATGTGTTGTTAAACATTTCTGCTACCAGAGATGCAGGGGTAATATCCTTTAGAGTTTTTCCATCCATAAACTTCTTATCTTTTTCTTCTGCCATTATTTCTTCACTCCTTTGTTTCCATTAAATCCAAAAACATCTGCTTGGTAAAGGCTTATAAAATATGCTTCTTTTTCATTTAAATCTGCGGAATCACATTCTTCTACTACTTCAAAAGTAAAATTCTCTAAACCATATTCCTGCATTGATTTATATAATTTATTACCTGCGGGTGTGTCGATCCCTAATCCACACTTACAGTGCTCACACCAACGCTTATAGATATCTACAGCTTGGCCAATATAACACTCATCTGTAATAAGGTTTGTTATTTTATAAATACCGCATTTTGTTTTTGATTGAATTATAAGCGGGAATTGCTGCTTTGCGAGGGGTTGATAGTAGGTCTGCCATATTAGCATGGCTAAGATACGAGGTTTATTCAGCTCTCGTTTTACAACCTCTAGACGACGAGCATCCGCCAAATCTGAATCAGTAGGTTTAAGTCTATAATTATCCTTATTATCTTTAACCTCTTGTTCTCTTAATAATGCTTCATGTGCGGCAGCCCGGGTCTGTTTCATCTTATCTAGTTCCCTAGTGACTTCAGACAGTGCTTCCCGCAACTTTTCTATATTATTATCAAACTCTTGTTCAACTTCCTCATATTTATTTTCAAGAAGTTGTTGATAGTTATTAAAAGCTTGATTACTTACTTCTTCATTATTTTCAATCATTTCAGATAAACTTTTTACTTGATTTTCTTTATCTGAAATAAGTTCATAAAGGACTTCTACATCCTTTTGCAAATCAATTTTTTGTTTTTGTAAACAATCATTATAATATTGAGTTTTTAAATCTGCATTTATTTTAACATCTAATTTATTCTTATAGCTACATAAAACAACAATTAAAATTATAATAATTGCTAATAGTAATAAATAACCCATTGTTTCTCCTTTTTATAGAATTAAAGGACAGGTGTTTAAAACCTGTCCTTTAACCTTGTTTAGTAACTTATCTCATTCACTTGAAAGGAGGGCGCTTATGAGATTATATAATAAACGAAAAAATCGTTTATAACAAATTACTCAGCGTTCTTTGCTGCAAGCTTAGCCTGTGCTGCTGCAAGCTCCTCAGCCTCGATAGACTCAACGGTAGACTCGCGTCCCTTGTCGGTAAGCTTTACGAACTTGATTGCCTTGTGTACTGTGTTACCATTCTCATCTGTTACTTCGATCTCGCCAGGTACACGAACTGCATAATCCTTACCTGCACGGCAAAGTGCTGCTGTGATGATACCATTTACGGACTTAATAGGAAGACCAGTTGCGCTTGCAATATCAGGTGCGGTAATATTCTCAGCCTCATGCTCCTTGATGTAATTAAAAACTACCTTAGTATTCTCTTTCATTGTATAAATCTCCTTTGATAAATAAATTATATATTATTAAAAGAATATTACTTATTCTTTTATTATGTATATATTATACTAAAAATTTTTCTGAATTTCAAGATTCCTCTGCACAATACTCAATTATGTATTCATCAATCAAGATCATGTCAGATAAATCCAGTTTCTTTGTATAATCTTGCAGTTCTTGCATTAAAGAGGATTTATCCTCGCCTTTTGCAGATTCAATCTGCTTTTCTAATGTCCAAATATGTTCTGCTTTCTTTTTAACTCTTCTTCTATCTTCTCTATTCATTAAACATTTCCTCCAAATCATCTTCAGTAATAATAGGAATGTTTAACTCTTTAGCTTTCTTATTTTTTGCAGAAGTGCTATTTATATCATTATTGACAAGGTACATTGTTTTTGCGGAAACACTTGATTGCACTTTCCCGCCAGCCGAAGTTATTTTATCTACTAACTCTTGTCTGTTCTTATATTTTACTAATTTACCTGTTATAACAAAAGTCTTATCTTGTAAATTATTAGTTGTTTCTTTTGCTTCTTCGACTTTAAAAGTAATTGATTCAACGATTTTATCTGCTTCTGAATAATCGAAATCATGTAATGATTTATTCATTTCATATCCAAAGCCATTCCAATTAGTAAAATCAAAATTGGTATTAATTAACTCTTTAAACTCATTCCATGTTTCAACTTTCTCACAAATTTGTTTAGCAACTGTTGTCCCGATGAGCGGGATCCCTAATCCAGAAATAAATCTCCATAAGGGAGCTTCCGCAAAAGCATTATCAATCCCTTTAAGAATTTTATCAACAGATGCTTCACCAAATCCGGTGATATTAACCCACTCTTTGCGGTGATCTTTAACAGAAACAATATCAGGTAACTCTTTAATCCATTCCCAATCAACAAGTTTCTCAAGTGTCTTTTCTGATAAACCTTTTATATCAAGACCTTTTTTACCGCAGAAATGGTCAAGTCTTTGAACTAATTTACCAGAACATTGCGGGTTATCACATCTTAACTCTTCAATACCTGTTTCAGATTTCCATATATCACAAATACTTCCACAAGCTGGGCATACAAAATATCCATCTATTCCATTACGATCGCATGTAGTACCACCAGCCGCAACTATATCTCCATAATCCCTTTTGTCTGCCCAAACTATTTGAGGTATGATTTGATTTGCTTTTATTACTTTTATACGTTCACCATAATAAGGATCTCTTCCAAGAGTGTCATACATAACACTCATATTATGTAAACTTGCTCTTGATACTGTTGAACCATCAATATCAATAGGCTCAAATACTGCTACTGGGGTTAATACGCCGTTGCGGGAAACATCATATGTAATATTCTTTAATCTTGTTTCATATTCTTCATCATAGAACTTAAATGCAAGTCCGCCACGAAAATGATGGTCAGTTCTACCCGCGTTTTCATAAGTATCTATATTATCATACTTATAAACAAGTCCGTCTATTGGATAACCTTTATCTTTACAGAATTCTTGTATATATTCCTTATCTAAAACTAATGTATCAGTGAATCCTTCATCACAATAAGCATAAAAAGGCACTACTTCAAAACACCAGTCTAATAAAAGACTTAATTTTGTTGACAAATCTGAATGAAG